CCATCCGGCAATAGCAGAAATATTTGTGACTCCAGCAACAGTTGTTACTGTGCCAACGTTCGTTACTGTGCCAACGGTTGTTACTGTGCCAACGGTTGTTACTGTGCCAACGGTTGTTACTGTGCCAACGGTTGTAACGGTCGCAAGTGTTAAGCCAGCCGTAATAGCATCAAGAGTAAACCTCTGTCTATTTTGCCCATCTACAGCATTCTGTGAAGCAAGTATTTCCACAGTCTGTAAGGCCAAAGTAGCCAACTGCTGAATATCTTGTTCTGTTTTAGTCGATATTAATGGCATGTATTGTTCCTGCTATTGCTTATGGGATCTCTGTTGGAGAATACACAATTGTTTTACTCTGTCTGATAAAATAAACATTTTAAACCCCTAATAAACGATTTCTATCTGCAGCATCTTGGTGTACAATAATTTAGAAGTGAATTAAACCATTGAGCCTTCTCCACCACCACCTTGAGGAGCACTACAAAGACTAAGCAACTGTTGGCTGCGCACACCTGTGTCGCAGCTAGATTGCACAAATGGACATACAACATCTTCGTATTCATTGATAACAGTTTGTGTTATTATCTTACCATCATTGATAGCATCTTGCTTTAGTTTTTCCACAGTGGCTGCAACTTGAACGGCTGTCATGCTACCGGAATTGTCTAGGGAAATTGCAACCTCTCTGGATGAATTGAAAGACTGTAACACCCCTGCTGCTTGGCGATTTACTATTGTTTTTATTCTTTGCCAAGGGTTGTTTGAGTTTGCTGTCGCTGTATCTCCATTATCCCTTTGTATATATCTAATTAGTCCAATAGAATTTTCCTCGAATTCTCGTCTTAGAGAAAAAGCTTTTGGCGAAGAAGTAAATTCTGTAGGATAGATCATGTTTCTAGAACCTTGAACATCTAAAACAAATAGAAATCTCTCAGGATAAGCTAGTGTCCATAGTGACATAGCTTGCCAAAAATGAACATAACCCATAGAATCGTGGTTTTCATCGATAAACGCTACGCAAATAACTTTTTCGCAATCTGAAATTGGAGGATCTACAGAACCTCCAGAACCTCCAGAACCTGAGTTTCCGCAACAAGGATTGCATTGATTTGGTCTTCCCATGTTTGTTTCCTTAACAGCTAACCCATATAGGTCGATATTCGTTTCCTAACTTTATAGCCACAACGTATTTGTTTACTACTAAAGTAAGATTACTGTCCCTGTTCGTAACGTAAACACTTCTCCCAGCAGAAATTCCATTTTCATATACGGTCAACCGTCCAGATGATGGACTACTGATAGTCGCTGGTCCAAAGTTGTCAAATAAAATCCCTTCAACAAACAGTGGGTTTACGCTGGCCGTTGTGCTTATAACATGCCCACTGCAACTCATATAAGCAACCATGTTGTTGTTGCAATACCACGATTGAAGAACTTTATTTCCACTTACTGTTGGGTTGCCTGAATGACCAACCGTATCGTCGTACCTAACTTCCAAAGGTGCTGTGGGTGTTAACCTTGCATCGCCTATGGATATATTTCTCAAGTCTGTGCGTCCAGCAATAACCTTATTGATGGCAAGTCTGTTGGACAACGCTAAATCTGCGGGGTTAGAGAACAATCTTTGATTATCGTTTATTCCTGCAACAATCTCAATATTTCCTGTTCCGCCTTCTCCGGCAGATGGAGTTCCTTTTAACGCAAATTTCCCGATACCAACGGAGCTTGTCAAGCTAGAATCTAAACCAGCGCTGTTTCCAATAAATACACAATCTTGTGCTGAGTCTGAATTTTTACCAGCGCTGTCTCCGATACACACGGCGTAAGCCGTATTGTTAGAACCTTCACCAGCAGACGGTCCAATGAAAATATTACTGAATGGTGTTGAAAGCGTTGGGTTTGATACTGTGGCATTTGCTCCAGCATAAGACCCAATCATAATCGAATTGTATTGACCGCTAGAACCAAAAGCAACATCACAACCTATCATCACAGATCTTGCGTTTGCAGATGTATTTACATTCAGTTCGTTTTCTGGGTTGGAAATCAAAACGTTGCAGTTTTCTGCTATTGAAGATATTCCACTGGACACATAGTCAGCTAAACCCTGCAGCGACATTTTGCCCATCTTAGAAGAATTGGTGCCATCCAACTGAACAGCAACAAAAGTATTGTCTGTTCTGATGTTGTTGGACACTGAACCGGCAAGACCCAATGAAGAATAATTAAGGGTAAAATAGTTTGAATTATTTGAAGCTTGAAATGTCTTGTTTACTCCAGATGTTCCAAAAGTTGGAATCAATTCAAAAGAAGATAATCCAGACAATGAAGTTCCATCTTGGAAGACTATCGATCCTGTTAGTTTAAGGTTGCCGTATAATGTACCGGAAGAGCCAATAGGGTCTAGTTCAAATAAAGTATTTCTCAAACCAGTAGCATTGATGAAATTGAAACTTAATTTATCTTTAGCTGGATCTGTAGTAGCGTTATAGTCAATGACATCGAAATTTATTATTTCTCTTTCAGGACCGCTATTATCATACTGTGTTGAAATTTTAAATTCTGAAGATTCTGATTGTCTTACAGAAAAATATCCATCAAGAATTGTTAAAAACTTATTGTTTTGAGAGATATTTCCTACAACAAGAGGTGAAGCTCCAACCCCAATAGCCAAAGCTCCTGTCTCAGGGACGTTATTCTCGTATAAGTTTCTGCCTATCAGAATAGTGTCTAGAATAGGTAGGCTAGACATACTTCCCCTAAGCAAGTTATTGTCGCCAATAATAACGTTTCCTGTGGCTATTGAGTAATTCTTGAGGTTTTCAGCTCCGACGATTGTATTATTTACTGATGAGGCGAGGCCGCTACCAGTCAAATACCCAACCATCGTGCTTCGTGAAGATTGAGAACTTTCACCAATATTAAAACCAGCCCCGTACCCGTAGCATGTGTTTTTCGTGCTATTTACATTAATGCTTCTAACATTCGGTGTATACCAACCTCCATGTGTATTTCCGTGGTTGTTTCCGTATATCAGTCCGTCCAAGCTATTTTCTGGCACTAAATCTTGACTAAGCACAAGATTTGTTTCAGAACCCCCATCATCCTTAAAGAATAAAGCTTGAGTTCTTCCTCCAACAGAATATGGTTTTACATAAATTTTACCAAAATCTGCGTTATTAGCTGGCGATGAAGCTTGTTCATGCATGGATATTGTGCCGCTATCCTGATGACCAACGCACGAATAGGATATTGTCAAAGGAGCGTTTGCTTCAAATTTTCTGTTGGAACCAGATCTAGTGAGCCCTAGGCTGATATAACCTCTTTCTGAGATCGACAAGTGAGAAAATTCAACCCCTTGAGTGCCACTTGCGCGAATCAGAGAAAAGTCAACAACGGTGTTATCTACATATCCCTGATCAACACACGGGTCATTTCCGTAATATCCGCCAATTATTGAGGCGTTGTCAAAAATTGGGTCATAACAAATATGCAATCCTGAAGACCTTGTGTTTCCATTTCCCAATAATTCCAGAGAACTTCTGCGAGATGTTGATGGACCACTAGAAAATCTGATATTAGAATCTCCAGTCGATTGAACGTTCAGTATAGTCGCAGGAAGAAAAGGAGAGCCTGTCGATGGATCGTACATGGCGTTTGTTATGCCAACGAGACCAGACTGAGATGCTGTTCCGCCATTTCTTAAAATTGTAACAGCTTCTCTTACGTTTGAGTCGCCATTATCAATATGTACAGATAATCTATCTTTCATTGTTTATTCCTGATTCCGCTCGTCATGGTAAATGATACTGAATCCACGGGCTGTATTTACATTTCTTATCCTGCTGGCAAATCTTTGAGTGATTTTAACTCCTGAATCCACCGTTCCGTACATAACAGTATAATTGTATCCACTTGGGTTGTTGCTTATAATATCGGTGCCAGAGCGAGATATGAAGTTTATATCATTCAATGTTTGATAAGCATTGCTGACATGGGGCTCTTGACCAACAATCATTCTTTGGCCAGATGCTTCAAATGGCTCTAAAAATATTCCCATGCATCCGCTTTGAATTGCTACCGACGCAGTGTTTCTTCCCAACAGTCTGTCTGAAATCAAAGATGCGCCACCCGCTATTTCTAGAGAAATATTGGATTGAAATCTTGATCTGCTGTATGCATTATCAATTGGTAAACAATTTAAAGTTGGGTCTGGCTGTTTGTATATAAATTTGTAATCTCTTAAGTATGACGCTGCTGCACCGCTAGAGTGAATCTCAAAACCAGCACCATCCAATGACACATCGTCTAAAAACCCGCAAACAGAAGAATTATGAAAACCGTCATCTTCAGCGTCACAGAATCCACTGGTGGCCAGATGCAGGGTTTTGCATTCATAAAGACAATTGGTTATGGTGTTGTACTCTACGTCATTCGCTTTTAATTGACCGCTGATAACAACATCGTTGAAATAACCATCCCATCTCAATAATGGATGTCCGATAGCGTATCTATCGTTAATGTTTGGAACCAAGTCACCATAGACTGTGAGTCTCGCATCAGCTATGTTGTGCATAGCTCCGGATGGTTTTCCGCCAATCCCAACAAGATTTCCAGAAAAATATACTACTTCATTTACTGAAGACCACGGTTTTTGACTTCTGCCTAAATTGAAACTGCCACTGTTTGTTGGAGATATATCTCCAGAAACCTGAAGCATTCCAAAGTTATGAAGAGAGTTTGTTCCAATGGCTAATTTATGTTGAGCTGGATTAAGATTTCCAAACAATAATGGAGCTTGACCCGAAAAGACAGGATTACCATCTTGATCACACACGGATTCTGATGATATGGGATTTGAAGAGACAACCAAAGTGTAGCTATCGCTTGGACTCACATACCATCCAGCGCCATGACCTATGGCAATATTGAAATCGCCAGTCTTGTTGTTGTAAAGAGTAAAATTACCAATACCAATGTTTCCAGAACCAATGGTATTTCCAGCCAACGCCATGTTGCCCAAAGAGGTGTTTGAGCTTCCATATAAATTACAAGAAAGCGAATAGCTGCCAACAGCAGTGTTTCCGCTTCCATTGTAATTATTTCTCAAAGAAGCATAACCAACGGCTGTATTGTCTACGCTGGTTCTTCCAGCAAGAAACATGCTGGATAAAGCTAACTTTCCAGCAAATGTAGTTCTTGTTTCTGGGCTTGAAAAATTACTTGAAATAAGTTCATTTCCAACAAAAAAGCTTGGAAATGAATCTATTAAATCGATCAAACTTGTACGTAAGTCAAGCGGAGATATCTCCTGAGTTGCATTGTCTGGAAGCAACCCATCAATAGAAGCAATATATTCAGCCTTTGTGAACTTCATTGGTTATCTCTATTGTAGTTTAATTTGCAGTGTTGATAAGTCAAACTTTACAGAGTCGCCTTGATAGATAATTCTTGGGTTGTTTAATTGCGCATACATGAGCATGTTTCCAACCCCGTACTGTCCTGAGTCAACAATAGCTATTCCAGAAATCCAGCCCCAGTCAGTCAGAGCTGTTGGAAATAATACTGTGTTTGTATTTTTAATAAGTCCACTTCCAGCATTGTGGTCGGCAATAAAATACGACCAACTGGAATCTCCATTGGACGATGGATTGCCAAGATCATATCTAGCATAACCAGTTGAAGCACCGCCAGTGGTTCCAGACGGAATTTCCGGAAGAGTACCACCTTTTGCATACTGAGATGATCCCGTGTTGGATTCTCTTGGAACGCCGCTGCACAATGCTATAGCTATATTGGTTGGCTTTGGAAAAGAACCATTTCTAAAAAGATGATGGAGCAATCCAGATTCCAAGTAATCAGAAAAAGCAGTCATAAAATTATCCTCTTTACGAATCCTATCTATTGGAATACGATTTACAAAATATTATACACAAAAAAAGAGCCATCACCAAACAAATGGAGATGGCTCTTTCAGTATATAAAAACAGATCAATTACTATTAGTACGAACCAAGGATAATTCGACGATTGTCGAGAACGCCAAATCCAAGTTCAGCAAAACCATAGTAACCAACTCTCTGCTGACGATGAAGTGTAGGATCTTCAAACACCTGAAGAGCCTGCTTCATAGGCATGATAAAGCTATCGCTAGCACCCTGATCAAGACCAATGACCAGCTCTAGATCGCTAGCTTGAACAGCGCCACCAAGACCATTTGCAAAGAAGTCTTGGTATTCTTGACCTTCGCCAAGTTCATCAAGGTCATGCAGGTTAACGCCGAAGATACGAGTAATAGGAGCGCCACCTTCAGTCGCTGAGTAAATTTCACGACGAGTAACTTCATCAATCTGATCAAGTCCCCAGTTGCGAACATCTTCAAGAGATTCTGGCGATACGTAAAGATCAGTCAATCTACCTCGATTGGCTGAACCCGTATTTCCGCCAGCATTTCTACGCATAACAGTCTGCATAAGAGAAACCAATCTCTTTGAGAATAGACCGGCTGTAGCATCACCGTCATAAACCAAGATGTTGCGGTCAACACCAGCAGCCAACAGCGTGTGAAAACCGTCATCATTCATCTTCTTTACGAAGCCAGCTTCCATCACCTGTGCTGCGCGAGCAGCAACATCCCAGCGAGCTTCACGAGCATAACGCAGCAAATAATCAATGCTGGATGTGATCGTGTAGGTAGGAATTGTGACATAATCACTTTCAACCGCACGCTCAGGAATACGACCATGACCCGGATTTGTGTAAGCAACATGCTCACCTTCAAGACCCGGAGAGATCAAATCGAGAGGATATTCAGTGCTGGCACCCGGCTCAACATTGATTGTCTCGAAAATATTACCAAGAATATTGCCAACAAGAACACCCTTTCGCAGAGGAAGTTCAAGAGCTTTAGCAAACTCACGCTGTGATGCCAGAGCAACACTCTGATCATTGTGACCAGTGTTTTTATAAAGACTAATAAATTCGTTACTAGGTCTCTCTGTGTATGACATATTATGTATCTCCTTTAAAATTAAAGATTAGTTTTAGCCGAAGTTAGGAAGGTTGACGTAAACTTTAGCGTAACCGTCAGCGTCCTTGCGGGACATGAAACGGCCAATAGCCAAATTACCGGATGATGCTGCATTGGAAGCTGTCGTAGAAACGTTGCCAGCAGTGGTTACGTCTGCGTAAGCGACATTTCCCGGAACTGGAGTTCCAGTAACCAAGTTGGTTACAACCCAGCCACGAGTCAATACAGTTACCTTGCCACCCTTTTGTACTTCATCCTTGTACTGATTTAGATGAGTACGAGTAAGATCTTTATCAACAACGTCGTTCAGCAAAAACCCAACAGGAACGTTGGTTGATGCGGCCTGCTTGTAAGATACGCTATTGTCTCCCTGATCCATCGCTGCGCCAGAAGCGCTTAGAACGTCCAAGCAAACAACACCACCGCGACTTGCAGTTCCGGCAGTATAGAAAAAGCTGATATCTGTAGATTCTTCGTATCTATCTGATTTAAGAGCCATAGTTATATTCTCCTGTTTTTTATAATTACTTGTTAAGTACGTGATTTTCAAACCAGTTTGAAACACTCGCTCTGGTAGATTCAAGTTCATTGTGCTCTGGAACGATAAGTGTGGCTTCTGAACTTTCTATTTTTTCGAAAGTCTCTGGAGTTACTTCGGCTTCTGTGATCTTAGCCTTAGAATCCTTCTTCATAGCTTCTTTATCTTCCACTGCCTTCTTTTCAAACATCATCTTCTTCTTGCCGTACATAGCAACCACGGCTTCAAAAGAAGAGTCATCAAGAGCGTCAAAAGCAGCAAGAGTTGTTTCTACTTCTTCTTGTTCAAAACCAGCTTCTACCAAAGAAGCCATTCTCTTCTGCATCTTTTCTTTCTTCTTCATTTCTTCCATGTTCATTTTTGCTTCAGCAAGCTGAGAGCTTGATTGAACCAATGCATCTTCGAGTTCAGCAACGCGAGCCTGAGTAGACTTGATAACCTCATTGAGCTGATCAATCGTTGCGTGACTCTGTTCAGCAGCAGTCTTGAAAGACTCAAGCTTAGAAGCAAATTCCTTGTCTTTAGCTTCTTCGATCTTGGCCTTGATGGCTTCGTTTTCAACGTTAGCTTTTGCTAGTTGATCACGAACCTCTCGTAGCTGCGTTTCAAACAGTGTATCTTCAGCCATTTTAATTTCTCCTATTGAAAATTTAGAGTATGCGTTAAAGTTTATAACATTTGCAACCGCATTATTAAATATAACACTTCTAGGGTTCGCAGGCTTTGAAACCAACCCCTTGCCAGAAAAAGAAATGTTTGACAAAGCACGACCTAATTTATAACCTTCATATTGACCTGTTCCACCGTAAGATTTTAGATGTTTAGTCAAAAAGGCTGAGGCTTCATCTCGTTCCAATATCTTTGCCATACCTTTGTTGTCAATCATCGCATAATCAAATCCAGAAAATAGACATTCCATAGAAACGTACCATTTGCCTTCTTCGATTTCAGCAATGATTTTTTCCATCCGTTCTTTGTTGGTTTCATCGCTCCAACTGTTGTATAAAACAGCTTGAGTAATGATATCAAAATCTTCTGGACGGGAATCATCTTCGTCGCCTACAGCTTTACCATCCTTGGTTAAAACATAAGACCCTGTGATATGACCAATTATATCATTTTCATCGTGCATGAAATTGAATTGTTTGTCTTCTGGAGTTTTTCTAGCAGCCCAAGTGGCCTCAGGAGTAAAAACATCATCGTTTTTATTCCATCCAGTAGAAACAAGAACAGACTCTATGTAATACAGATCTAACTGATTTTTATTCTCAGCAAGGGCTGTTTCCAGAGAAGCTGGTATTTTAATATGATTTGATCTTGATGGCAAAGCTCTTTTGTGTAGTTCATCCACGCGAGAACAATAAGCTATAGAAGCCTGAGTTTTAACCAACTCGGCTACTCCATCTTGAACTTCATGTTTAAAAATTTTTATTGTCATTTTTTTTACCTCATGACATTATACACAAAAAAATAAAAAATACAAAGAAAGCCTATTTTTAGCTTAATAATAACTCTACGTAATTTGCTATAATTAGTTTTCTATAGTTTTCTATGCTGTTTGCTGAAACTTTAATTTCTTTTAATTCTGATGGAATAGGTTTAAATTTTTCAGAAATAGCTTTGTATATAGAACTGTCGTTTAGTTCGCACATTGGAGTAAGATTCAACAGCGTTGCTAACCTTAATTGTTCAAACTCTTGAGATTCAGCTTTTGTTAGCTGTCTCATGTTAGCTTTGCCTTTATCGTGTAAATATCCATCTATCAACACAGAAGTATGATCAAAGGCTGACGTTACCCACATAAACAACTCAGCAACTCCCGGCGTACTCTTTGGTGTATCCACACGTTTCTTTCTTGGACCATCATCTAGTTTATTTGGAGGTCTTCCGTTGTCTTTTTTAGCCACTGGACTGCTCTTTAAACCGGTTTCAGGTTTAGACTCTTGTATATCTTTAGTGATTTCACCTTGCTTTTCTATTTTTTCCATGTCGATCTGCTGATTCGCGTTATGGAAAGGACTAGCTTTTGGAGGCAGCTTTTCATCTTCTCTGGATTTAGCTTCTCTTTGTAGTCTTACTTTTTCTACGTTTGGAACTTCCTTGAATCTTTCAAGCACAGTTTCATGCGAAATGATATCTCTGTCAGCAAGTTGTATGAGCAAGTTCTTTTCACTAGATTCGTCAGATAGACTCATTTGATCATAAACAACATGAGCTGACTTTCTGAAGCCCATAGCTTTTCTTATATCTTCAAGCTCTTTCTCCCAAAACTTAGTTAGCTGATCTCTGCCGTACTGCAATCTTTCAACCAAAGTTTTAAGAGATATGAAGTTGTTTGTGAAGCCACCGCCCTGTCCAGACATTCCTGTCAATGTTGGAGGAACTCCAAGCCCAGCAAAGATACTGTTTAGTACATTTTGATACTTTTCAGCTCCCAAGAACTTGTAAACTTGAGAGTTGCTTTCTGTGAATTTTAGTTCTGGCCCATAAACAAGCTCCATGCATCCACCACCTGTGTTGCTGGCGAGTATGTTTCTTAATTTATTTACGCCTTCTTGTGTTGGCAAAACCTTGTGTTCAAAGCTTCCGAGTGTCCACAGCCTGATGTTTGAAATAGCACCATCCAATGCTGCCAAGTCAGCTAATTTCATCTTCTCTAACATAACGATGTCATCAAGGATTGCGTAGGCAAGTGGATGCGCCCATTGTTGCCAGTCATCTTTTTTATAATAAAAGACTGATAATTTTTCAGGATCTAGGTCTATCTTACGCTCTTTATTTTTTATGCTATTTTTAATATTGCTTGGTAAAGTTTCAAGAACTTTTATGGGAATTGTGCCATCTTTGAAGTTGTCAAAAAAAGCATTTGAGTTTAACTGATAGTTTTGCTTTCCAAGAAAAAGGCTAACTACGCCATCCTTCATGTCTATCGTCAACGGATTAAAGAAGTTGTATCTCCAAGGAATCAGATTCTTTTTAACCGATGGAATTTCTACAACTATATCTTGAGCCAATGATTTGATATAAGTAACTATATCATCACTGATATTAGCGTGACTTTTATAAATAAAGACATTGCCCGTTCTGTAGAGATTGTTTAAAAATCTTTCTGACCTTTCTTTGCCGTCAACCTTTTTGAACCATTGCTGATAGAATTTTTCAACACTCTTGTTTTCATGAACGATGTTTATTCCTTGACAACCAAAATCGCCCATTAAATCTATAATATTTCTTACAATCCCAACCTTGTCATAAGCTTCCATGCACATCTTTATTATGCTTTTAGAGCGTGTGGGAATTTGCTCTTCTGGTCTGAAAGCATAATAATCGCTGCGAGTAAATCCGGGCTTTACAGATCTGTTTGGCTCAACGTTTAAAAAATCTCTATGATAAGCTTTGCTCACACCGGCATAAGACTCGGAAGCTTCAGAGAAACTTTGAAAAGCCAAAGCCTTTGAGTTTTGATCGTTATCATTCCAAGTCGTAAGAGACCCTTTGGTTTTTTCAGACATTCTATTCCCTTTATTATCGAAATGTAATCAGATTGTATTCTAAATGATTATACACATATTTTAATAAAGGTTATTGTTCATATTGTCTGTGAACCAAGCTGGACCATTGTAAAGTTTACCTTTTGGATCTTTTTCTTTTTCAACTGTTGCAAATCCTCCATAGAAATTGTATATTTCTGGACTTGGCATTCGAGCTATGGTTCTAGCTGACATGTTTGCCATCAGAAGGGCTGAGTATCTATCTTTTCTCAGCTTGCCCTTTTTACCAGTGCCTATAACAGTTTCTGGAGTGTCCCATTTGTCTCTGCCAGAAGGTGTTTGTGATATTTGAATCATGGCTAATTCATCTTTTAAATCTTCTATTTCCATAACGCATTGTTCAAGTGTATCAAAAGATCTACCCTTCATTTCATCTTCGATGGCTGAAATGTCTAGGCTCAGTGTGTCGAACATGGGGAATAAAAGAGCTTTATCCTCAAAGTCTTTTCTCATACCATGATTTGATTCAGACACCCAGTCATATCTAGAAAATTGGCACATTTCTAATATGTGTAGACCTCTGTTGTCGTCTGAGTCTTTTGGCTTTTCTTGGTCGATAGTTTCCCAGATTGGAAGTTCGTTTTCTTGTATTTTATCTTTATCATGCAAGCTTTCCATGACAGCGATACCACCGCCTCCAGCATCCATAGCTATTTGAACGCACGGAAAAACTGTCATCAAATCTCTTATTTTTCTAGCACAATAAGCGTAAAAGTCAGATTCAGATGAATATCCACTTTTAATTTTTTCTTTGTGCTGATCTCTGTTTGTTGTCCAACAGTGAACTACTCTTCTGTGATCTTCATTTAGTTCTAAAATAACAATACTAAAATTATCTACTTCTGAAGCTGGGTCAACTCCAAAGATGTATTTCTTTTGTATGTCGCCTCTGATTCTTGTTGAAAAACAAATATCAATTCCATTTTTGTCTTTTATAGGAGCTTTGTCCAAGTACTGATCGTTGGTGACACAAGCCTCTATCAGGGATCGCTTGAAAAAGCCCTGTGAGTCGCGTGTGAAGCAAGCTCCGAACTCCATCTGGTATATTCCAGCATGAACAGTAGCCTTTGATCTGGCGACCTGTGAGGCGTCCATAAAGCCCTCTGGTAAAAGCTCTCC